CTTATCTTACTCGTTCTCGCTCTCTTTCTCAATAGTGATTCCTGCGTTCGTGAAAGCGCCAAGCCTGACAAGGCGTTCGGTGACGCTCAGAAATGTATCTAAGACCTCGCAGTATCTGGATTCTAGGGTCGCTACTCTGCTCTCTAAGGAGCTGAGCAATTCCTCGAGCTGAGCTTGTTGGGTTCTGTGCGTAGTGGTCAAACCTGCTCTCACGGGTCCAAAGTTTATTGAGACATCTCCACTGCTCTCCTCTCCAACCAAACGCAACCCACGCATATTCTTTGGCGGTTTTTCTATTTTCATTCTTCTCCTTCCACGTTGCTTTTGCTCTGCTCATCTGTGTTGGCTTCGATGTGTCTAAGTATGGTGTGCGTGCGTGGTCTAACCCGACCATCGTCAGGGGGAATGATAGAAGTGCCGCTGCTAGTCCAAGTCTTACCTTCTGCTTCATCTCTTGCTTTCTCCTCCTCGAATAAACTTCGATACTGCTCAGGATATGCTTGAGCTAGACGTACCAGTGCTCGGTCCCTTGCTCTTCGGTAATTACGGTAATAAACCGACTGCTTGATGGCAGTCAATGTGCGTGCTTCATCCTCGTTCATTGAGCTTATCCTCCCACACTATAAGTAGATAGGCAATTATGGTCGCCACTATTACACCTAGAAATATCATCGCAGCACCACTCCAAACGTGCGCTCTTTCTCGTTAGCTATTGCATAGCGAATGAGACTAGACACTTCTATCTTATCGATAACAAGCACTGGCTCCTCGATATCTTCCTCATTCCAGACGCTCACGAATACAGAGCAGTCTAGCCCACGTCTGAACCACTCGACTGCGTCGAGAGCGCTTGTCCCTCCCCACGCAATATCTCCCTTGCGGTCCATTACTTCATAGAAGTTTATTAGCTTCATTATCTTTCTCCTCCTTGTAATTGATTAGATTCAACTCGTTCAATGCGTTTACCATCCTGATGAGATTCTTCCCTGCTTCCCCGCTATTACCCTCCACCATCTGCTTGATAGCTAGGTCCCTGCATAGGTCAGCCTTTGCTTGATAGTATTCTTTATTCATCTTCTCCTCCTAGTCCAGCTCATATATTTCTATAGCCCAATCATAGATAGGGCCTTCAGTCAACTCGATAGTCTGACTATCGTTGAAGTACTCAACGGTTACTTCATCTAGGTCTAAGTCAGTCTGTATCCTCACGCCATCTCCCTCTGGAAAGAATAGCGTCATAATATGGAAGCGATTAGGCCCTGATTCTGCGAATAGAATCGGGTTGCTATCGTCTCCAGTGTCCCGCTCCTCCTGCGTCAGTGCTAGTAATTGCTCTTCTCTTACTTTGATACTAGGCATTGCTCTCCTCCTCCATCTTGATTAGGTCATCTATCTCTGGCATTGGTGCTGGTGGGATAGCCAGCATCTCCCACGTTCTCCACGCTAGTCTGCCTAAGTCCATCCCCTTGTAATACGGGACGCTCTCCTCCGAGATAGGCAGCTTCACTGGGTCGCTATCTTCTACGTCATAGACTTCCATAGTCGCTATACGCTTATAGTCATCCTCTTCTACTCTCACGGTAACCGTGAACCTATACTCCTTCACTGTAAATCACCGTCCCGTACTCGTGGATGAAGCGCTCGAATTTATCGTTATATTCTCCCGCTACGTATCCCCATTCTTTCAATGCATCCTGTAGCTTGGCATCTTCAGTGTCAATGATGAAGAGATACTCTTCCCCTTCATCTACTTCCCACCAGTCGCCATTCTTATTAGCTAGGTATCTAGTCATTGCTCTTCTCCCTCTTCCCATAGTGTCATATTGTGATAGGTATCTTCTCCATCATCCACGCAGTCGCATCCATCCACGCCGCAGGGACACGTCTCTTCATTGAAGTAGGCGTTATATTTCAGCTCGGCTTCATCCTCGCTATTAGCCTTTATATAGAGTACTTGAGTTATGACTTCAGCTTGATAGATATTCATTACTTTCCCCTTCTACTCTTGATGACGATTAGCGCCGCCGCTAGTCTCTTATCATCTTCCGCACTATTCATCAGCGGTAGCATCTTCAGAGCTTTCACCATATTCTTCAGCGCCCACGTAGGCTGGTTACCTACGATTCTCTTAGCTTCATCCAGTGTCATCACTTGCTTCCCTTCCACTTGTATCCAATTAGGTCGCAGACTTCTCCCTCGATAGTCTGCCTACAGTCTCCATATACACGCTCGGTGTTAGCCCATAGATAGGCCAGTGCTGCCACGAGTAGGGCAGCCATTACTCTCTTCATCGCTGGTCTCCATCCTTCATAGGTGCGCCGCAGATAGCGCACGGTAGATAGTCCAGCCGCAGTAGGTCAGCTCGCTCGCTCATTGCGTAGGGACTGTACTCCCGCGAGTATCCTCCTTCATAGGTCCATTCCCCGCCGCTCCAGTCGAATCGGTGCGGGCCATCGCTATCGACCGCATCACCAGTGCAATAGATGCTCGCATCCTCTGAAAGTAGGTCGTACTCATAGTCCATCGAGAAGATGCGGGGAGCGGTATAGCCGCCGCGTACGTCAGCTCCACCGTGTATCTGAAGCGCGACTAGCGTCTCGCTGCCAGTGTTGTAGACGGTGTATTGGATGACTTGCGAGAGTAAGCTCTCGCGGTTATAGCTATTCTCGGTGAAGAGACGCTCCCATCCCATTACAGCAGGGAAGCTCTCCATCAACTCAAGCCAGCCCATATCGGCGTTACTTGCTGCCACTTCATTGAACGTCTCGGTCCACTCTTGCGAGTAGGTCAACTTCTCGGTGAGATGGTGAAAGAGTGAGACGGTGGCATCGTAATACTTAGCATCGAATCTAGTCCGAGCTTCACTGCGGAAGTCATCGAGTGACTTGGCTTGATTGCGCTGCCACGCTCTCCCGCTCTCCCCTCCCGAGTCGAGCATATGGCGGCCCGTATTTTCAGTGAGCATCTCATAGATAATCTGCTCGGTACGTGTTGCGTTCATAGTGTCCATCTAACTAGCTCCCTTCAAGCTATCCCGCCGCTAATCTAGCGACTAGGCCATCCCTTACGGTATAGCAACCGTAAGGGAAAGTCCAGCAACTAGGCTATTTTTTCCATAACTCCTTCTCGAGTACAGCTATCAGGATATCTTCCATCTCTTGTGCTGTATCGCTAGTGCCTAAGATGACGCGGAATTCTATCCCTGCGTCCCCATTGAAATCAGGAGCTGGCCCGACTAGCTGCACCGAGTAACTATGAAATTCAGGAGCTGGCTTGCTAATAGGTCCATACTTCATCGTGTAAACTTTACTCACGGTTATTTCCCTTCTCGCTGTCGTGTCTATCCAAGTGACTATCTACGAGCTGCATCTCCCACTGATTACTGCGGTCGAATTTCATCCCGCAACGTGGGCAGCTCCAGTAACTTTCAGTCATCTCTTCACTTCCCTTCTCTTTGAGAATAGTCGCACTGGCTACCGTTGCAATTATGGCAGGAGCATCCACGCTTGATAAATCTATGGTCGCAGCATTGCATTACTTCACTTCTCCCTTCCCAGTAATGAAGCTCTTTACAGCTCTTAGGTCGCTCTCGAATCGCTTTATTAGCTCTCTATTCTCTATCGGGTCGATGCCGCACGCGACCGTCCCGTGTACTTGCATCAGTAGCTCTTCGAGCTTAGCGAGCTCGCTCTTGTTGATTCTCACGTGAGATTCCCTTCTATCTCTTCCCAGTCCCAGCGACTAGGCCACCGAGCTCGGGACTTCCGAGCTCGATAGTCCAGCAACTAGGAGCGGGAGTCGTATATTGCAGACTCGAAGCGAGCTGCATCGAAGCGAGGGTTTTCCTCCGATAGCCAGTCAATTAGCTGGGATACTGCTTCATCGAAGCCGCGACCCTCGCGGGTACGTGGCTCGATATATTCTTTGAGATTAGCCATAATTTTAGCTAGCTCGACATAATCTTTACGTGTCATCTTGTGTCTCCTGTTAGGTTCATTCAGCTCGGTCGAGCTGATAGGAGAAAAATACCATAGTTGGGGTAAGTGTCAACTCCTAACGGTGCGGCGTGTTGCGAGTCTCGAGTATAGGTTGAGACTTGGTTGAAAGTTCAACTATCGGGAAGGGTTGAGATAGTGGCGCGGTCCAGCGAGATGGGTCGAGCTGGCTGGTATCGGTTGCAGCTCGCGGGAGATTATTAGAATCAGGGAAAGGAATTATTAGGGGAAGCAGGGCGCGAGAGTGTGCCGTGTGTGCTATCGCCCCCACCACTTTCCCCCACTTTCCGCCACCGCCGATAGGCGTGGCGAAATAAGCCAGCACAACGACAAGGGCAACCCCGTATGCTTTACTCAGCCACCCACTCACCTATAGACCCACTCTAAATATCTCCACTAAAGTGAAGCTATTCTCGATCACTGTCCTATATTGTCCGTATTTATGAGTGACGTTAGTCACAAATAAAAGATTTTTGAAAGAAAAGCGGGAAACCGCTTTTTTTTCCTGCCTAATACAGTATAGACAGGTAGACAGGGCGCACGAGTCTACCTGGCTATAGCTACGCTTACGCTACGCCCGTTAGGGAAGTAGCAGTAAGCGCCCCCAAGGGGCGAAGCACCGAGCTGCAAGTGAGGTGCTAAGCACCTCTTTTAGTTGGGTGTATTCTATCCGTAAACAGGAGATCTAATGGCAAAGCAAAAACCCACCAAGCAGCAGAAGGCTTATGGTAAAGCCCGCTCTGGTGGTAACAAACCTATGAAAATTTCAGGCGACGATGTTCGTCGCGCTGGTAAAGCTGCCGCCATTGTTGCTATCAACCTTACCCCTACAGGACGTGCCGCTAGTACCATTGCTAAAATTGCTTCCCTATCCAAGGCTACCAAGTTATCCTCTGGTGCCTCTAAGGTAAAGACCAAAACCTTTACCCAAGGCAGAACTGCTAAGATTACAAATACCCCTCCTAAGAAGTCGGCTGCTGGTCCTAACTCCCCTATCAAGGGAACCAAGGTCAAGGTTGAGTACAAGACCAAAGAGCTTACTCCTAAACAACAGGCTACCTTGACTACAGGTCGAGTAGTTCGTGAAAAAGGCAAAGCAGCAGGAGCCTACGCTAAAGGTGCTGCTACTACCGCAGTCATTGCCAGCGAAAAGGGTAAGAACAAAAAGAAGAAGAAGTAATGCCAGAAAATACAGCAGAGATAGCCAAGCGAGTTATCCTCTCTGCTATCGCAGAAGGTATGACAGTAGAGCAAGCTGTAGCCTCCGCTGGTAGATCCTACAAGTCTTATGAGTATTACCGCCGTACTGACCCTGCCTGGAAGGACAAGGTAGACAGAACTAGGCTAGGCCTACGCGGTTCCTCCTTCATAGAACAAACCCTCAATGATATTACCTTTGCAGAGTTTAGAGAACGGTTCCTCAAGTCTAAGACCTTTGGTCATCAGCAGAACCTGATAGATGTTATAGAAGGCAGAGACCCCTCCTGGCTTCATCCTTCGATGAAGTACGAAAAGGGCTTGGCTAATAACCGCATCCTTATCAACATCCCACCGAATCACGCCAAGTCAATGACGGTCACCGTTGACTACGTAACCTGGAAGATTGTCAATAACCCGAACTTCAGAGTTCTCATAGTTTCCCAAACCCAGCGTCTGGCCGCAGACTTCCTTTATGCTATCAAGCAGCGACTGACGCATCCAATGTACGAAGAACTACAGCAGGCATATGCCGCTGGGGTTGGGTTCAAATCTAAAACAGCCTCTTGGCAGGCTACCCGTGTTACCTTCGGTGATGAACTCAGAGAGTCATCTGAGAAAGACCCCAACATTGAAGCCGTAGGTATCGGCGGTCAGATTTACGGTAAGCGTGCCGATATGATTCTTATAGACGACGCAGTTACTCTTTCTAACGCAAATGACTTTGAACGACAAATCAAGTGGCTCACCCAAGATGTACGCTCCCGTCTCAACCCGACAGGTAAGCTCATCGTTATCGGTACCCGCGTATCAGCGGTAGATTTATACAAAGAGCTACGCTCTGCCGATAGATACCCTGGCGGCTTAGTTCCGTGGACATACTTAGCAATGCCAGCTCTGCTGGAATCAAATGAGGACCCCGATAAGTGGGTTACCTTGTGGCCTTATTCAGATCAACCCTTTGATGGTCAAGAAGAATCTGAAAAGACTGAAGAAGGGCTATATCCCCGCTGGAATGGACGCAACTTATATAACGAGCGTCAGGCTATGGATGCCTCTACCTGGGCCTTGGTTTATCAACAGCAAGATATATCCGATGATGCAATCTTTGACCCTGTATGTGTGAAAGGCTCCATTGATGGAATGCGAAAAGCAGGTCGTCTGGTGCCTAGCAGTCCAGGTCATCCCAAAGACCTCAACGGTTTCAGTTTTGTTTGTGGACTCGACCCAGCAATGGTCGGAGACACAGCGGCGGTATGTTATGCAGTTGATAGGGTTTCTCATAAGCGCTACATTGTGGACGCTATCAAGATTACGCGTCCTACGCCTGCACAAATCAGACAGCTCATTACCGATTGGACTCACGTATATGCACCATCGGAATGGATCGTGGAGCGTAACGCCTTTCAATCTTTTCTCACGCAAGATGAAGGAATTAGACAGTTCCTTGCATCCAAGGGAGTTGTACTAA